AGGTCGCGCCGGGGTTCGGCATCTCGCCGTCGTCCAGGTACTTGCGGTGGGTGCGGATACGGCGCACCGGGCAGCCGATCAGGTCGTCCCCGTTGACCACCAGACTGAGGAACACGAGGCTCTCGGCGGCGATACTGAGGGTCGGGCGAGGGGCGGTGCCGACGCCGTTCCACGCGAAGCCGTCGGCCTTGATCGGCAGTCGCCGGTAGATGTTGCCACCGAACTGCACCTCCCAGTCCTGACCGTCGACCATCGGGGTGAAGTACAGCACGGCATCGCCGTAGGCCCGCGCGTCGATCTCGTACAAGAAGATCTGCGGGCCACGGGTAAGCTGCTGAGCATCCGTTGCAATGAGGTCCATGAGTCAATCCTTAACCCGGGTTGAAGTCCTGACGGAAGGAAACTTCCAGCACGCCGTTGTTCCATTCATCCCACGTCAGCGACAGGGACTCAGGGATCACCTTGTACACCACGTCGGTGATCGGGTGGTGCCACAGCACGCTTTCCAGCTTGAGCTTGGGCTTCAGGTAGTTGTAGCACTGCAGCGCCACGTCCGGGTCGAGGTTCGGCCACTTCGGCGACATCGACTCACGGACCGAGTTCAGCCCTTTCGGCTCACGCACCTCGTAGCCGTCGCCCAAGTTCTGGATGTCCACGTCGGCGTCGGCGGACTGGCTGAACCCCCAGTCGGGGGCCGGCATCGTCACGCCTGGTGGTGGAAACGTCCCTGCCATATCAAGTTCCTTTTGTCGATCTCAGCCAGTTATCCAGCATCCCTTGCGGGCGGATCATATCCTTCAACGTGTCGACCGTGACCATTTTCACCGCATCCAGAATCTGGCGGCTTTCTCCGGCACCGCCGGCACCAGCACCAGCAGGCAGCTGAATGACCGGTGCCAGGGTGATCTGGTAGACCGGGTTACCGTCGTTGCTGCTTTGATTCAGCTTCGAGGCGGTGTTGCCCCTGCCGGTGACGTGCGCTGGGCCGGAAACCAGCTCAGGGCCGTACTCGCCGACGATACCGGTGCGGTTGTACGGGATGAATCCGCCGGTGTCGTACATGGTGGTGCCGCCACCCGACGCGCCGCCGCTGGTGGAGTTACCGCCACCCCCGGACAGCTGACCGATCGCCAGTGCTGCTACCAGGCCGGCGTTAGCGTAACCGGTGGCGCGGATGAAGGTGGCCATGCCGATACCCATGCCGAACGGCATCTCACCGGTGGCCCGTGCCGCTGCCAGCTCGGTGTACATGATGATCTGCGCCACGGTCAGCGCCTTCTGTGCAGCGAACGCCACCTTCTGCGCCGCGCTGGCATCCTCAGCCGCACTGGCGAACATCCCGAGGATGTTGCCGGCCGAGGCCATGGCGCCGATCAGGGCCATCTTGCCCATCTCTTCTTGGTACTTGGCGTACTGGGTGGCCACGGCGCCCTGCTGCTCACCGGCGGTGCGCTGGATCGCCGACTTCTGATCCTGATAGTTCTGCTCGATGCGCAGCATCTCTTCGGCGTGCGCTTCTTCGTTCAGTTTCTTGGCGTTCAGCTGCTCCAGCTGGGTCTGGCGCTCACGCTCGTTGGCCGCCAGCTGAATTTCCAAGCTGGCTTCCAGTTCCTTCTGGCGCTTCTCAAATTCCTTGTTGCCATCACCGGCTTCGGTGACGGTGGACACCAGATCGGTGAACGGCGAGGACGAGGCATCACCGGTGGCCAGGGTCGCCTTGGGCAGCCCCGACGTGGCTTGGTCTTTCCACTTGGTGCGGATCTGCGCGTAGATCCGGTTGAACTCTTCCAGGCTGATCTTGTTCTCGTCGAGGTTGCGCCCCAGTACCGCCATGTCGTTGGCAGCGATGCCGAACGCCGAGGAGTCATAAGAGTCGCGCAACTTCTCCAGCGCCGCGTGCTGTTTGTCCAGCGCGTCGATGGCCTTGTAGTAGGTCAGGTTCAGCTCACCGAGGGCTTTGTTTTCCTGATCAGCCGTGATGGTGCCGGCCGCGCGCAGGCGCTGCATGGCCTCGGTGCCTTTGTGCAGGTCGAGCTGGGCGTAGCTGGCCTCGTCGAACTTCTTGGCCAGCGCCGTATAGGTGCGCAGGTCTTCCTGAGCCTGACGATCGCCTTCCTTGTTGGCTTTGGCGCCGGCCTTGGCACTACGGCTCTCCAGCCCTTTGATCTGCCCCAGTACCTTGGCTTGGTCTTTGTACAGCTCGGTGACGGCCTTGACGTCCATCGCCTTGCCGTCGCCCGGGTTCTCCGCCGCCTTGATCCGCTCAGCGATGTCGGCGGCCTGCTTGTGGTAGGCCAGCAGGTTCTCATTGTCGGAGCGTTGGGTTGCGGCAGCCGCATTGCGCGCCTCGTTCAGCCCGTCCTGCTCTTCCTTCATCTTCTGCTGCAAAACCAGTCGATCGGCTTCCAGCTTGGACAGGGTCTTGACCGACTGTTCAGCCAGTTGCAGACCGGGGCGCAAGTCGGTGTTGCCGGCCGCGCGCGCGTCGTCGTCCTGCTTGATCAGTTTCTGCTGCTGGGCCTTGGCCTCGCTGATCTTGTTCTCGATGTCCAGCAGTTGCTGGGCATTGGAGGTGGTCTTCTTGTAGACCTTCTCGTTGGCCGACGCCTGTGCCGCGTCTTCCAGACTCTTGATGGTGTCGGAGAACGGACGGACGTTGTTTTGGGTGCGCAGCAGCTGGCCGGTGCCCAGCTCTACCTGGCGTTTGGCGAAGGCCTGCTCTTGGGTCAGGCGGCCGACGTTCTGCTGCAGGGCGAGGTTGTTGAAGCCGATGCCGTCGCGGGACTGACTGGCCGCCAGCTTGCCCTGTGCCAGGGTCAGGTCGTTGGTCAGGTTGATCAGCGTCTGGATACGGCGGGCTTGGAAGTCCGCCTCGGTGCCGTAGTCGTTGGTGGTGGCGCCGAGTTTGGCCAGCGAGGCTTCCGACTCCTGCACCTTGCCGTCGTAGGTGCCGACCAACGCCTGCAGACCGTCAAGGCGTCTGACCAGTGGCTCAAGGTCTTTCTCGGACACACCGACGGCGCGGCCGTTAGTGATCAACTGCGCGGTCGACTTGATCTTGCCAGCGAGGTCGACGGTGCCTTGTTTGTCGGCGGCGATCTGCTCCTTCAGTGCAGCGCGCTGACGGGCCAGTCCGGTCTCTTCAATGGATTGCTTGAGTTTGTCGTAGCTGCTCTTGACCTCGTCCACCGAGTCGCGGTGCTTCAGCACCTCGTCGTCGGTGTTGGTGCTGAACACTTCGTAGATGGCCGATCCGATGCCGTAGATCAGGCCAACCCAGCCCAGTGCGCGCATCACCCCACCGGCGGCGGCCGCCAGAATGCTCAGCTTGCCGGCCGACCACGCGGCGGCGTTGCCCAGCGTGCCCATGATGGTGGCGCCGCGACCAGCGCTGGCGGTCAGCAGATCCATGCGAGTGCGGACGCCATCCGCCGAGGAACCGAGCATGGACATGTTGGCGCCGGCCAGATTCATCCGGTTGGCCACCAGTGCCAAGCGTTCCGAGGCGCCTTGGGCGTCTGACGCCAGCGCACCGAACACGTTGCCGGTGGCGACCTTGTAGGCCACGATCCCGCCGATGACCTTGGCCAGCGCTTCAGCGGCGGTCTGCGCCTGTACCAGAATGCGGTCCAACCCGGTGATGTCGGTGCCGGCCTTGTACGGCTCCATCAGATCCAGCACGTACTTGGACATGCCGGCGGTGGCTTCGCGCAGACGGCCATCGAGCTGGCTGAAGGCCTGCAGCTGGACTTCCTCAAGGCTGGAGAGCATCTCCTTCCAGTCGAACTTGAGGTTGTCGGAGATGATTTTCTCCATCCGGTCGCCAGCCCCGGCGACGTTCTTGTTCTGGTCGCTGAACTCGTTGAACTTGTTGGTGTTGTCGACCAGCCCGGTCACCGCCGAGGACGCATACACGCCCACCAGATCGGTGATCGCTGCCAGGCGTTCAGGGCCGGGCAGATCTTTGAACGCCTTGCTCATCTGGTTAATGATGTTGCTCAGCGACCGGGTGTTGCCCTCTGCGTCGAGGATGTCCAGACCATACTTCTGGATGACCTCGGAACCCTTCTTGGTCGGGTTCAGCAGGTTGGTGAACATCCGGCGCAGCGCCGAGCCAGAGCGGGAACCTTTGATGCCGGAGTTGGCCATGGTCTCGATGGCGGCCGTGGTCTCTTGGATCGAGAAGCCCGCGGTCTTGGCCGCCGGGCCGGCGTAACTCAGCGAGTTGGCCAGCTGCTCAATGTCGGCGTTGGAGTTGTTCACCGCCGTGGCCATCAGGTCGACCACGCCCTGCAGCTCGCTGGCCTGCATGCCGAAGGTCATCAGCACGTTGGTCGAGATGTCCGCCGCGCGGGCCATCGAGACGTTGGCGAGGTTGGCCAGTTGCAGCGAGGGCTTCAGGGCGACCAGCGCCTCGTTGGCCGACAAGCCGGCCATGCCGAGTTGCTGCAGGCCGTCGCCGACTTCGGACGCGGTGAACACGGTGGTCTGGCCGAGGGCCCGAACCTGCATCTCCAGCGCCTTGGAACTCTGCGCGGCGTTGGTCAGCCATGTGTTGTTGGCGTCTCCGCCAGTCGACATCACCGCCTTGGTGCGGGACATGGTGGCGTAGAAGTCGGCGCCGGTGACTACGGTGTCACGCAAGGCAGCCGAGATGCCGTAAGTGGCGGTGGCGGCCAGTACCGTGGCGCTGGTGTACATGCCGACGCTGGCGTGCAGGCCGGTCAGGCCGGCGCGGAGCATGGCCGCCGACTGGCTGCCCAGTTCCTGCGAGATGTTGACCTTGGTTTGTGCCGCGCCGAAGCCCAGCAGCGCCGGGGTCGACATGTTCAGCAGCTTGTTGTGGCGTTCCTGCTGCGAGATCTGCTCGCGCAGCTGGGTCATGCGCTGGCCGTGGCCGGTGCTGGACAGCTGGGCTTGCGCCTGCAGGCGCACCAGCGCGGCCTCTTCGCGCTTGATCGCCGCGGTCATTTCGTCGACGACTTTCTTCTCGGTCATCGACTCGGCAATGGCTTTCTTGCGGGCGGAGATCTGCGCGTTGACCCGGGCGATTTCTTCCTGGCGTCCGCCAGTGAGGCTCACCAGCGTCTGCTGCAACTTCTTCAGCTGCAAGTCTTCACGCGAGGTCTCGGTGATCTCGGCCTTGCGCGCCGCGATCAGCTGTTGAACTTTGGTGATTTCTTCCTGCTGGCCGCCGGTCAGCCCTTCCAGCGTCTTCTGCAGCTGGCGCAGCTGGGTGTCGAGGCGGAACTCCTCGGTGATCTGCTGACGACGGTGGGCGATGTACGCCTGCGTCATGACATTGGATTTGCCCTGCTCGCTGCTCATGCTGGCGAGGGTCAGGATTAACTTGTCGCCGCTGATGCGCAGCCGCTGATCAACCGTGGCCAAGTTCTGCTTGTGGGCGAGGTTGACCTTCAGGTTGGCGTTGGACTTGCCCAGCGTGGTGTCCATGGCAGCGATCGACGCCCGCAAGAAGCCGTTCTCGGCCTCCAGCTTGTTGGTCAGCTGCAGGGTCTTCTGTTGCCAGGATGTGTAGGTGTTCTTACTTGCGGTGTCGTTGAGCAGCCGCCCCAGCTCGGCGAGTTCGCCGTTGTAGGCTTTGGCCTGCACGGTGGCTTTGAGGTTATTGGCTGCCAGGCCGGACATCATCAGGTTGACGTTGTCCCGCACGGTCTGCATGGTCTTGCCGAGCTTCTCCGCGTCGGCGCCCGAGTCGACCAGAATCTTCTCGAGCTTGTTGTACTCCTCATTCATCTGGTGGAGGAGTTTAGTCGACGCTGAAGTGGACTTTCCGGACTTGGCTTCGAGCGTGTCGAGGGCCTTGCCCATATTGGCCAGACGGATCTGGAACTGCGCCAGTTGGCTCAGTGATTCGCTGAAGTCCACTTCAAACTGAGCCATTGCTATTTCCTTTTGCGTGGCGTCGGAAGATCCTTTTCTTTGGCTACCCGCTCAGCCTCAGACTTTGTGTACTGATCATACAGGATGGCGTTGTCGGTTTCCTCCATTGTCAAGTAGAAGAGATCCATCTGATCAGGGTGTAGTCGAAGGATGCGCTCGGCGAAGTCAGCCATTTCCTGATAGCTCAGCGGCTGGTATCCGTTCTGACCGAACTGCCGCCTGCGGTGCAGGCGGAAGAACGCGCTGGCCAGCCACCTATGCAGCGGTAAGGGTTCCTTGAAGGCCTCCAGCTTGGGGTGCTTTTTCCCAAACTTCTTTTCCAAGGCCTTGAAGGCGGTGATCCCCTTCTCGCCATACGTGATCAGGAAACGGCAGAACTCTTTACCACTTTAGCCACTTCCTGCTCAGCGGCAGAGCGGTAGTTCATGTGGTTGAGACTGTAGCTTTCGAGGAATTGAGCGAGCTCAGCGTAGCGAGGGTCGAGCAGCAGCTTGGTGCCCAGCTCGGCGGTGTACTTGAGTTCACCTTCGCCTTTCTCGCCGACATTGCGCCAGTCCAGCAGGCAGTGTTCGCAGAACGCGATGGTGTAGATCTCTTGCATCTTGGCCACGGCCGGAGGGGTCAACGTCTGGTCTTCGTTGCGCTTTTCCAGTACGTCGCGGTGTTCGTTGTACAGCTCTGCCAGGCGTGCGTTGTAGTTGGAGCCCTTACGGGCCAGCAGGAACTCGCCACCCATGTAGGGTGCCCACACTCCGCCAGCAGACAGGGATGGGTCGATTGCGATAGAGGAGAGCATCAGCATTTTGGGGATCGTCCTTGGAATGTCGGTAACTAGCGGCGTTACTCTAGCAAGAGCAACGCCGCAAGTCACGATCCAAGGCTTACGGCGTTGGCACGTAGGTGATTGCCAGTACGCATGGAACATCGACGTTGGTGCCGATGGTCACCTTGCCCGACTCCGCAGTCAGGGTCATCGCCGACTTGTAGTCAGCGTTTTCGCCTTCAGCGTTGTTGGTTGGCGCCTGTGCCATCAGGTTTGGAGCCTGAATGGTGAAGGTGCCTTCGGTGGTGGAGATGGTGGCCTTCAACTTCACGCGCTTGTTGTTCATGTGCGTGTCGAGGATGGTCTGGTCGAAGTAGTAGATCTCGCCAGAGAAGGTCACCGCGACCTTGCCCACACCGATACCAGCAGCGAACTGGTGACCCAGCCCCGATTGCTCGCGGGCGTTGTTCTGGATCTGCATGGAGGCATCGCTCCAGGTCACTTCCAGCAGGTCATCGTTGTCGTCGCGGATCTCGATGTTGCCGAGGTTGTTCGAGCTGTCGGCGATCTCATAGTTGGCCGGGGCCGCCTTGCTGATCGCGATGGAACCACCCAGCCCGTCCACGCCGGCCAGCGAGTTGCCGTAGTCAGCGTTGGCCGACATGGTGTTGCACGCCAGCGTGATCAGCTCGCCGTCACCGAAGTTCAGGGTGGCGTCGTTCATGATGGTGCCGAAGTACCATTCGTGGTCGAGGCGGTCACCGGCACCCGCGCCTTGGCGGACGGTCTTCTCGACGACCATGTACTGCTTCAGCTCACCGTCGGTGATGAACTTGCCCAGCGACGGGTTGGCGTCGTCGACGTTCTTCCAGGTGTTCAGCATGAGCAGCTGCAACAGGTCGAGCACGAACGGGGTGGCCCCGAACTCCACGGTGACCGCGCCGTTGGCGCTGCCCTTGGTGTTCTTCGAGCCTTGGGTGCGACGGTCCCCACGGATGGCAGTGGAAGTCTTCGACTCCTTCTGCATCGCGAAGCCTTCGCTGGTGAATGGCAGCAGGTTCATGGCCACCCGGCTGGCGCCAATGAAATCCGCTTTGCTGTCTTTGTCGCTGATGGCGTATGCCACAGCCACCGAGGACGAGTCGTTAAAACTTCTTACTTGTGGCATAGCCGTCAACTCCTTTGAACGTAGATTTCAAACACCATGTTTGTTACACCACC